GACCATTCTATCCAAGAGTGTTACGGATTTTCTTAAAGACAAGACCTTCAAGGCTAATGTAGACTTGGTTGTAAAGAAAGCCTCCGTACAGCAAGCAATCCGACAAGCGTTTGCACAGGCTGGTCTAAACTACAATACTTCTGCGAGCGATGTAAGACAGAATCTTATCGACACACGAAACCTTAGAACTGATGCGTATGTAAGAGCACAAAAGGCATTGGAGGACTATCGCAGGGCGCAGATTGCTTCTGCTAATGCCGCCAACAAGCAAAACTCCGCAATGGAACGTGTGAACCGTACAGCCGAAAGACAGAAAGGTGTTATGGCAGGCATCCGTGAACAGGTAGCCAACGCCTATGCGCTTTATCGTGTAGGCAGGTTCTTGGAAGGGATTATTAGAATCAGCGGTGAGTTTCAACAGCAACATGTGGCTTTGCAAACAATCTTGGGTGATGCACAGCAAGCCGACGTACTCTTCCAACGCATCAAAGGATTGGCGGTAGAAAGCCCGTTCAAGTTCGGGGATTTGACTAAATACGCAAAACAACTTGCAGCATTCAGCATTCCTTACGAAGAAATGTTTGACACTTTGAAGCGTTTCGGTGACTTGTCGGCAGGTCTTGGTGTTGATATGGGTCGTATCATACTTGCTTACGGACAGGTTCGCAGCGCTGAGTTCCTGAAAGGTACAGAACTCCGTCAGTTCACAGAAGCTGGTATTCCTTTGGTTGCTGAACTTGCTAGGAGATACACCGAACTTGAAGGTACATTGGTAAGCGTAGGTGATGTGTATGACCGAATCAGCAAGAAGGAAGTTCCTTTTGCGGATGTAAGAGCTGTACTTTGGGATTTGACTAATGAAGGTGGTCGATTCTTCAATATGCAAGCGCGACTTACCGATACCTTGAAAGGTAAATTGGATAAACTTATTGATAGTTATGAGATTTTTCTTGCAGAAGTAGGAAATTCTAATAACGATGCTCTTGGTGGCACTCTTGATATGCTGACGGGTATATTAAATCATTGGAGAGAAATACAAAACGCAATTATGGCTGTTGTCGCAGCTTATGGGACTTACAAAGCTGCTTTGATTGCTGTAACCGCCATCCAAAAGACAGCCATCAAGCTAGAGGTTATTCAGAGGGCTATAACTTCAATGCAGTTTCTAGGAAAGGCCACGAACGGTGTCAGCGCCGCATTCAAATTACTTGGAAATGTAGTAACAAAGAACCCTATTGGGATGTTTGCTAGCGTGATGGCAACGCTTGTTGGAGTTGTTGTTGCGTTAAGAAGCAATTCAGAAGATGCGTCGGATGCTATTGTTGAATTGAATGCTAAAATTGCCGAGGAATCTGAACTTGTTGAAAGGAACAAGCAGAAAGCTCAAGACATGGCGATTGTAATGTCAAACGAAAAGAAATCAATCGAAGACAGGTCAAGGGCTTACGAAACGATTAAGTCTTTGTATCCTTCCATATTTGAAGGCATGACCAAGGAGCAAGCTTTACTTATGGATGAGCTTGAACTAAGAAACAAGATAACAGAAGCCGCAAAAGAAGAAACAAAGGAAAAACTTAAATCCAATCTTGTAGACTTGGACAAGAAAATCTTGGAAGCAAAAAAAACAAGGGATTCTTCTTCGATAATGTACGACCGCTTCGGAAACCAAATTGACTTGAAATCTGAAAAGCAGAAAAAGAAGGAAGCGCAAGATGTGATAGACCTTGAAACGGAAAGATTGAAGTTGCTAGAAAAGATAGCATTAGTTGAGAAGAAAGAAGCCGAGCTGCAAAGTCAAAGGACGTCAAGGTGGTACACCGAATCCAAGAAAATAGCCGAAGAATCAGGCTTGAAGTCCCTCATTCCTACCGACAAGGAAACTGATGTATGGGAATACTTTGACCGAATCAAGCAAGGCATGGATGACATCAAGAAAAAAAAGGATTTGCTCAACCCTGAATCGGCAAATTATTCAACCATGCTCGGCAATCTTGATGCTGAATTGGAGGCTTACGAGAAAATTTACTACGGAGTTCTCGGAGGTAAGAACGAGGAAGCAATCAAGGCTGCGGAAGAAGCACGCAAGGAACGTGAAAAGCAACGTCAAGACGAAGCGAAGCAGAATGAAAAGGCAGGTAAGGAAGCTGCAAAGGCATTCGCAGACGGTGTTAAGTCTGAAATGGAACGTATTACCTCACAATGGGACTTGTACAAGCAATTGTTTGACTTGACGGGCGACAAGCAATTCGCATCTACTGCATTCACTGTTACTCCAGTATGGGATGAAGCTGCCGAGCAAATGCTTGAAGAAATGAAGAGAGCATTGGAAAGCCAAGGTCTTGACACTACGGTGGAATTTAATATTTCAGACAATGTAGCCAAGGCTTTCTATGGGGACTTGTATGATTCTTGGAAACAAATCAAAGACCGAATCGAGAAGAATGGTATTGACTTAAAGATAAATACAGGTAATGCAATTAAGGATGCAATGAGTATCCAAGAACAGATTGAAGCTGAAACCAACAAGAAATGGGAAGCTCTTATTCCTTTGCAGGAAGATACACCTGAATATACAGCAACGGCTGAGAAATTTGACAAGATAATATCGGACTTGAAGGCTCAATTGTTTGCTCTAAGTCCAGCCTTCACCGAACTATTTGTTGATACGACGGGTCTTGCAAGAACTGAGGTTCAATCATTATATGAGCGAACAAAGAAACTTGTAGAACTTGTAAGAAACGGCCAAGAAAACAGGAATAAAGACAATGTTGTTACTGGATATAGCTTTACTGATGAGAACGGGAAAGTTCAAGAAATAAGCATTGAAAAATATAAGGAGCTTCTTAGATTGTTAGAAGAACTTGAAGACAAGTCTAAGAAACTAGAAACTCCACTGACAAGAATTTGGGATGCTCTTAGAGGTAAAGGTGAATTAGGTGAAGGAGAAAAGAAAGGAACTCTTGAAGGAGCATTGGAAGATATGTCAGCTCTTACCGAGGCTACAGCAAAAGCGTCTGACGAGCTTTCTTCTATGTTTGACGCATTAGGCAATGAAGATTTGGCAGATGCTTTCTCTTTTGCAGGAGATATGCTGAATGGTGTCAGCACATTGGGTAAAGCAGCAGCTTCATTTGCCAGTGGTGATATTCTTGGTGGTATCTATGGTGGTATCAGTGGAGTGACTGGAATTATAGGTTCTATCGCTGCAATGCATGACAAGAAATTGGACAAAGCAATCAAGAAATCTCAGCTTGAGGTTCAAAAGCTAGAGAATGCATACTCACAATTAGAACGAACTATCGAAAGACAACTTGAAGGTGTATCAAACGACCAAGCTCTAAAAATGCTTGAATCATTGACAGGACAACGTGCGGAACTAGCAAAGCAGTATGAGCTTGAAGATGAAAAGAAGAAAACCGACAAGTCGAAACTTGAAGACTACAAGAATCAGATTGCTGAGCTTGACGACCAAATCAAGTATTTCTACGAGGATTGGGCTAATGAACAATACGGTGTAGATATAAAAGGTTGGGCTAGTCAGATTGCGGAAGCATTGACTGATGCGTTTGCCAGTGGTGAAGATGCGGCTAAAGCATTTGACGACACCGTTGCAGGAATCCTCAGAGAGCTTGCGACAGAAGCAATACGTCTTCAGTTCATACAGCCTGCAATGGATAACCTTCGTGAATACATGTTCGGAAGAAACGGTATATTCACTATCGGTTCTGAAAACGGAATGAATATGTCTGAGGGTGAAGCCGAAGGACTTGCATCAGAACTTGACAAACTAAAAGGTCAAATTGAGGCATCAAACGATTATTGGGATAAGATTAACGAGGCTGTTGGTGGAATCCTTGACGACACAGAGGGAGACCAAAAAGAAGGTCTTTCAAAGAGTGCTCAATCCGTAACAGAAGATACGGCAAATCTCGTTGGAAGCTACCTCAATTCAATTAGAGGCGACTTATCTGCGCAGCGTTCTCTTATCGAAAAACTAATTGGTGAAGATTTCCCAAGAATGAGCATCATTGCTGAAGCTCAATTACAGCAGTTGCAGATGATTGTTTCAAATACGAAACGGAATGCAGATGTTGCTACTGAAATAAGAGACCTCTTTAACCGTGTAGTAGACAAGAGTGGTAACAAACTAAAAATATAATATCATGTTTTTCAAGAATAATATCGGGAAAAAACTGAAGCTCCAAGCAGAATCGCTTGGGGCTTGCGAGAAAGGGCTTGACAACCTAGAAAAGCTCAACGAGTATGAGCTGATAAACCGTTATGTACACTTTATAGATTTTTCAATCGAAAAGGATTTTCCGTCAAACGAGTTCATCAAAGAGAATTTCGACAAGGCTTTATTGGAACACAACAATATCTATGTGGATGCTGAATTTGAAAGAAGGAACGCAAGGCAGGTTGTGATTGTTCAAGGTAAATCGAAGGGTACGCTGCTTTTTGATGGTTACACAACTGCCGATGTCTATATCAGGCATGACAGCGAAGTGACCATTGACTGCTCTAGGGTCAGTAAGATATTCATCAGTCTTTACGACAACGCAAAGCTGAAGGTATCACAAAGGGATGCTGCTTCGGTTTATGTCTACAAGCACGGAGAATGTTGCGAAGTAGAAACTGAAGGTGAAGTTATGCAGAGAAAAAGCGGGGATTGAACCTCGCTTTTCTTATACTTCAAACTTAAAGTAAAACTTTAACCTATTTTTGTTTGGAATTGTTTTTCAAATGATTATATTTGCGGTGGATTAAGCTCTTGAAGCTTCCGTTTCACACTACAAACACAAAATTAAGCTAGTAATGGCAAAACCGTACGCTATCTATTTTAAAAAGATGACTGAAAATGCTTCTGTTGTTGACACGTTCAACAACTGGAATATCGTCTGCAAGGACTTTCCATTCCAATTGTACGGTGAAGCCAAGGAACTAGCTAACCACGACTGGAAGGATGAGGACGGGGACGATGAATACATCCCTTCCATCCTTCCTATCGCATCATACGAAATTGACGTGGAGTTCGCTTATAAAGGCGACATGGGTACTGCAAATTCCAAAATCAGGTCTTTCTTGGATTATCTGACAGGTCGTGACGGCACTGGTTCAGAAATGCAGGTGTACGACACATATACAAAGATTGGAAGGCAGCGCATTCGTTATGTCTCAGTTGAAGACGACATGTTCTTCAGACAGGAAGACAGTGGTGACATCATTGTGTTTGTGGTGAAGTTCAAGGTAAATGACCCTGTAACAGACATCACATTGGCAAGATGAGTGCGTGGATAGTATATAGTAAGGACGGACATAAAAGATGCGAGGCGAGAAAGCTCGAATACTCTGGTGAGTTTATGGGGGCTTGCTCTGTCAGCGTCACCATCTCCTCTCCCGTTACCGTAGAATTCGGGATTGGGGACTATATCATGTACAGAGGCGAACGCTTTGAAATGAATTACGACCCGACGGTTGTAAAGACATCATCCGTCAATACCAATGGTGAAGGATTCGTCTACAATGATGTAATCTTCAACTCTCTCTCTGACGAGCTTACAAGATGTGATTTCCTTGACTATGTATCATCGGACAATCTTATCCATTATTCTTCGCTGCCTACATTCAGCTTCTTTGCGGAATCCGTCGGTAAGCTGGTAGAACGCATCCAAGCAAATCTTGACAGAGTATATAAGGATGAAAAGAAATGGACTGTATCTCTTCATCCAGAATATGAAGGAAAGACAAACGTGAACATATCGGTCAGCAACATGACTGTATGGGATGCGTTGGCGATGGTAAACAGTCAGTTCGGTGCTACATTCATCATTAAGAACAGGACAATTACCGTAGGGACTGCTGGTATAGCAATGGAGAACGTGTTCTCTTACGGTAAGGGTAAAGGTCTGCGTGAAATTGAACGCAATGCGGAAAGCAACCAGAAGATAATCACAAGACTTCGTGCTTACGGTAGCACACGTAATATGCCTAGCGGATATTACCACAATCTTGAAGGAAGCGGCATACCGAACAACATGGCTGTGAACAACCTCATGCTGCCAGACTTCCCAATCAAGGAGGACCCGTACTTGGACAGCAAGAACATTGAAAAGTTGGGAATCCGTGAAGGTACTGTGTTCTTTGACGGAAGCGGCGACCTTGAAGAAATTTACCCTTCAATGGAAGGAATGACCGCAGAAGATTTGGAAAAGGCGGGCGTTGAAGTACAGTCAACAGGTAATCTAGATGTTGTGTTGGGTGCTGAGCAGATAGCTGACAACGGAAAGGCTACTGAAGAAAATGAAATACAAGCCACCTTCACTATCACATTGAAGGACATCGGCTTCGATATAAATGACTACCTCTCCACTTCATCGGCAACGATAGCCATGAAGAACGGAATGTGCGGCGGTCGTGAATTTGAAATCGTCTCCTGTGAAAAGCAGGATGACGGTTCGCATCTGCTTACTTGTAACAGAAGTGAAGATTCAACACTTGGTCTGTATTTCCCGTATGTGGACTACCAAATCAAGACAGGTGACAAGTTCGTGCTTCTGAACATTGAAATGCCAGACGTTTATGTAAAGGCGGCATCACAGAGACTTCTTGAAGCTGCAAAGGCGTATTTGGCAAAGAATGATTATGTAAGATACAGCTACTCCCCTACCGTAGACAATATCTATATGGCACGTCAGCATGACAATGCCAAGAAGTATGGCACTACAAGCTTCTATGAGACAATCAAGGAGGGAGACCTCATGTTGTTCGAAGATGATGACTTGGGCGTTAGCGGAAACATAATCATCGATACTCTCAATATCAAGGAAGACCTTGAAAACGGAAGTATACCTGAATATCAAATTACCCTCAGAAATGAAAAGACAGTAGGAACGATTGAAAAGATTCAGAATCAGATTGATTCAATCGTGCGAAACGGTGTCGGAGGTTCTGAAAATACGGGTAAGTTCAATATCGAGCAGATAACATCCATCGTGAAAGCGGTAGGTGAAAAGACGTTCCTCCGAAAGGACAAGTCGGACAGGACACCTCACCATCTAGGAGTAGGAAGCCTTTCCATCGGAGACAAGCAGATTACCGATGTAACAAGATACACAGACGAAGTGAAGCCAGAATTCGCAAGTGACGCTGAAATCTATTCTGCCTTGATGACCGACAAGAGAATCAAGGAGGGAATAGAAGGCATGGGCGACAAGTTCCTCAGGAAGGACAAGGAAGATACAGCCCACAAGCATATCACATTCGAGGAAGGCATCACAGTATATGGCCTTGCAAAGATGATGAACCTTGAAGTGGAAGAGCTTGCAACCATCGCAAGGGCTATCGTCACTACACTCGGTTCATCCACCTTTGTTGACGGGTTCGCTGGCGAGGGCTATCAGATATGGAAGGACATCGCTTCAGGTGACTGGTCTATGACGCTTGACCGTCTTACTGTCCGCAAGGTAATGATGATTTACGAGCTTGTCATTCAGAAAATCCGTGCCGTAGGGGGTATGATTGTCGTGAGTGCGGGCAACGGCAAGGTAAAGTCCGTGGAGAGAGTGGGCATCGAATACAAGTTCAATTTCGAGGACACGAATACCTTTGCCGTAAATGACCTCATGCGCTGTCAGGTGTTCTCCCCTAGCGGATTGAAATACTATTGGGTGGAAGTGACCCGTGTGGAAGGTGAAGATGTATATGCAAGGGTAGCTGACTTCAACGGAGTGATGCCTGCTGCCGGCGATGAATGTGTCCTTATGGGTAATACCAAGAACAAGCTCCGTCAGAACCTAATCCTTATCAGCGCAACCGAAGACGGACAGCCGAGATTCGACTGCTTGGACGGTGTAAGGACAAAGAACTTCGAAGGATGCCTGAGAACCCGTGTGGGATGCCTTGACGGTATCAGTGATTCAAGATTCCCTAGCGACATGCAGCCTCACGGATATGGCCTGTATGCCGACAACTGTTTCTTGACTGGTGTGTTTGTCCTTTCCAACGGGAAGGATGTACAGACGCAGTTCACCATCATGGAAGGCATGATTCGTTCTGAAATCTCTTCCGTGCGTGCTGAAATCAATGCCAAGGACAACTATCTTACCAACGCTTCGTTCTCGTCCAACCTTGAATCATGGACTTACGAGAACGATGTACAGGTATTCAGGACATCGGGAGGATTGCTTCACTTCAACGGCAACTTCTACTCCATCAAGAACAACTTCGCAGGTGTGGTTGTAAGGGATTCCAAGAATGTGCTCCGCATCAAGAATTCGTTCATCACTCAGAAGAACTCCGACTACAACCTCCACCCGTCCTTTGACCTTTACAAGGAAGAGGAAACTGGTATTGAGAAGTACCGCCCTAGAATGTTCTATGTATCATTCAAGTATCTTTGCGTTGAAGCAGGTACGATGAAGGTTTACTTCAAGGATGAAACCAATGACGGTACTTTCGAGCAATATACATCCATCAATGAAGAAAAATGGATTGACCCGAACGTATCGTTTGAAGTGGAAGAATTCGAAGGCAAGTGGAACGGAACGGGTGATTTCTACCTCTCGTTTGACGGTGACATCTATATCTACGACCTTGCCCTTTCGGACAATGCCCTTGCCGATGTGGAAGAGAAGTTTACCAATCGCTTTGAAGCTACGGACAAGAAGATTCAAGCTAACTTGGATTACACGAATGGCAAGTTGGAAGAATATCACAGCGAGTTCATATTGACAGCCGAAAAACTTGAATCGTCTTTCAATACCAAGCTGACAAATCAATACAATACCATCACGACTGAGTATTCAAGCAAGATTACTCAGACTGCCAAGGAATTGCGTTCGGAATACACCGAGCTTGTGGAAGATACTGAAAACGACATCACCTCAAGCTATAAAAGTTTGGTATCTCAGACAGCAAGGGAAATAAAGGCAGAGCTTACCGAACTTGTGGAGGACACTGAAAGTGGCTTGATTGAGGATTATGAATCACAGATAAGTGCAACTGCAAGGGAATTGCGTACAGATTTCAGTGCTGACTTTACAGACCTTGAAACAGGATTGACCAACTCGTTTGAGTCGTCAATATCCCAAACGGCTAAAGAGATACGGGCTGAAGTATCCTCTGTAGAAGAAGATTTGGATGGAAGGATTACTACAAACGAGACGAATATCTCTGTACAGGCAGGACAAATCACAAGTCTTACGAAGACCGTATCGTCTCACGGGGATTCCATCAGTGCACATTCAACTAAAATTTCACAGAATACCGAAGCTATCAATCTGCGAGCTACGAAAGAAGAATTGAATGCGCTTGGTAAAACCGTTTCGCAGAACAGTAGCGACATCTCCGTTACGGCTGGAAAACTTGAAGCGTTTACAGAAAAGATAACTTTCAATTCTAGCGGAGAAATTACCAACTTCAGCAAGAGCGGTCTTTATACTACAAGCAATAGAGCCACTCTTTATTCGTCTTTGGTCAGTGATGGGATGGCAACGAAAGCATCTCTTTCAGCATACGTTCTTGAAGATGATTTAGGTGACTTGGTTTCAAAGATTGAAATTTCGGCAGACCAGATAGACCTTACAGGCAAGGTTACTTTCAGTGATTTGGCTAGTGGTGTGCAAACCACCATCAACGGGAAGGTAAACTCTTCAAGTTTGGGAAGTTTAGCCTACAAAAGTGCTGTCAGCTCTGCAATGCTTGATTCTACGATTATCTCGGGCGGGTATATAAAGACATCACTTATTGATGTTGATGCCATTACTGTGAATAAATTGGAGGCTACCAACAGCGAAGGATGGACATTGAAGATGGATAGTGGAGGATTCGTATGCGAAAACTCATCGGGAACACCTCTGTTGGAAATCAATGCTGACGGTCTGCAACCTGCTATCGGCATCTACAAAAGCGGAACGGGCAATTTGACGCTGAACGCATTGGGCATCGGTTACGCCCCTTCATCGGGAGGTGCTACAACCATTGACAGCAAGGGATTGACACTCGCATCGGGGGCTAAACTGTACAATTTCGCTCTTGGGAACGTGTCGTCAGGTTCTCCGTCAATAACAACTGATTTCACGGTTATGTCATCATCTTCTTCTTTGCCTAGCGCAAGTTCATGCAAAGGTAAAGTGATATTTATAAAGTTCAACGGTTCGAAAACGTTGAGCGGAAGCATATTTCCTAGAAACAGCACTTCTACGGTAAGCTCTGTTACGCATAACAACCTTAGTGCTTTCTATATAAGCAACGGTTCTTATTGGTATGAATTCCTAAGTGTAGACTAAATTATAAATATATGGAAAATAAAGTAATGATTGATTTCGGCAAGGTGATGGTTCAGCATTCCTTCGAGGGAGAACCCGTAGCCGTTGACATGAGAAAGCAGCTTGGTAACAAGATTCATCAGACGACCGGTGACATCGGCTTTGATGACTTGGCTCGCAACATCTATTTCTCCGATGGTGAGATTGAAGTTCCACAGGAGTATATAGAGCCTTTGAAGGCAATCATCAAGGACAACTACCTTGCAAGCGTACAGAGAGCATTCAACGAATTATTGACCGTTAAGGAATAAAGATATGGCAATTACTTATACAGAACAGTTTGAGACAAGGAAAGCTGTCACTGAAATGGCAATGGGTGACGGCAACTATGCGATTGAATACATCGCAACTGGTCCTATCGACGGAACACCGACAGAAGTGAACGCAACGATGTATGTCATCGGTGAAATCAAGAAGCGTGTGGGCTACGGCTCATTTGCGAACGGAGTTACAAACGTGCGTTTCGATTCAAGCTACGTTACAACCGTATCAAACCAAGCGACCATCGCTTCGCAGTTCTATAACGACTTACAATCAATCTTAGGATAATATGGCGGTACTGGAGACAACACAGTTCGAACAGCTTGTAAGTGAAGTCAAGCAACAGCTCCTTGCGGAATCGCAGGGTGTTGGCGAGGTGGAAGTGGTGGATTCCCTTTCGGGCATCAATTCGCTGCCTGCGCTTAGAGGCACATCAGTGGTGGAAGCACCGCTTGAATTGTTGTCTCGACCGGCGGAAGACGCAGCCGAACGAGCCGATGCCGCAGCAGCAGAAGCGGTACAGATTGCCAATGATGCCGTGGAACAGGCTCAGTCGGACATTGACGAAGCAATCGCCAATGCGGAAGATACAGCCAACCATCCTACTTATGTGGGTGAAGACAATTACGTTTACGTTTGGGACAAGAACACAAAGAGTTACAACAAGACATCGGTATATGTCCGTGGTGAAGGGTTCAAGGTATCGAAGACATACGTTTCCATCGAGGAAATGGAAGCCGACACCGAACACGGACTGAAGGAAGGTGACTTCGTTCTCATCAACACCGATGACGTGGAGAATCCCGACAATGCCAAAATTTATGTAGTAGATGCTGAAGGTAAGTTTACGTTTCTTGTGGACATGTCTGGTGCGATTGGTTTCACTGGCAAGACACCGCAAATCGAAATCGGAATCGTCACTGTAGGCGAAGGTCGTGATGATGCAGGTGCTACCCTTACCGAAAACGGATTGGACGAAGAAGGCAATCCTAAGTACTTATTGAACCTTCATATCCCTTCCATCCGTCTGAGTGACCTTTCAAGCGAGGAAATCGCTCTCTTGCAAAGCCCCGCAAACGAAATGATTTCACAGCTTGAAGAGACCGATAACCAAGTGAAGGCTAACGAGGAAGCGAGGGTGTCGGCGGAAGAACAGAGGGCTTCTTCTGAAAACATCAGAGTGGAGACCGAAAAGTCAAGGGTACAGGCTGAGACATCAAGGGTGAACGCTGAAAAGGCTAGAGTGGATGCCGAAACCGCCCGTGCGAACAATGAAAACGCACGCAAGAGCGCAGAAACCACCCGTTCGGCAAACGAACCTATCCGAATCGCCAACGAAGATGCAAGAAAGGCATCCGAAAACACCCGTGTGTCAAGTGAGAACGCAAGAAACACAGCCGAACAAGGGCGTGTGGACGCTGAAAACTCAAGGGAGGAATCGGAAAACACAAGAAAGGCAAGTGAAAATACCCGTAACTCACAGGAACAGACACGCCAATCCAACGAATCGGTCAGAACGGCTTCTGAAAACACTAGAATCTCCAACGAAGGTACTAGACAGGACAACGAAGCCAAGAGAGAACAGAGTGAAACGGCACGCAACACCAACGAAGCTGCCCGTGTAAAGGCAGAGGAAGACCGTGCGGCAGATTACGATGAACTCAGGAAGGATATTGTGGAAGCTACCGACAACGCAAATGACGCAGCGTCGGAAACACGCAACACACCGATTATCAAGAACGGTACTTGGTGGATTTACAGCGCAGCAGAAGGCGGTTATGCAGACACCGCTACCCCAGCGACATCGAAATCACCGCAGATTCAGAACGGCACTTGGTGGACTTGGGATGATGAGAACGGTGTATATGTAGATACGGGTCAAGCGGTAAGCTCCGACTATATTCTTACAAAGGAAAAGATTGAAGGTGTATTCCAAGGAGACATCAAGTCTCACTTCCACAGCCAGTATGCTGAAAAGAGCGAAATCCCTACAAAGGTCTCCGAGCTTGACAATGACGAGGAATATGTTACCTCTACCGAGTTGGAGGGAAAGGGGTATGCCACTTCACAGGCATTGGCTGAAGGGCTTTCGGGCAAGCAGCCTACGATAGCAGACCTTGAGGCAATCAGAGAAGGTGCTTCATTGGGAGCAACCGCCATACAGGAGATTCCTTCCGAGTATGTGACTGAAGACGAACTCACGCAGAAGGGTTACGCTACCGTTGCACAGCTCAACGAAGGTTTGGGAAGCAAACAGGAAACGATTACTGACCTTGCATCCATTCGTGAAGGTGCTGTACTTGGAAAGACCGCCATTCAGGAAGACGACTTGGTTGCCAAGAACTACGCCACCAAGACTGAGCTTGGTCAAGGGTTGGAGCAGAAACAGGAAAAGAACCTGTATTTCACGAACGTGACCGTTTCGGTTTGGGTGGAAGATGACACCTATGAAAATTATCCGTACAGAAGCGACATTCCTCTTGTCGATGTAACACCGTCTATGATTGCTGAAGTGATTTTCGGAATCAATGAGGTTACAAGCGGACAGTATGCGCCCATCTGCGAGACAAAGGACGGAATACTATCCATTTGGTCGAATCTCGACAAGACGATAACAATACCGACTATAATCATAAACAAGTAAAGATATGGAACTACAAGGAACAGGTTATATCATTGAGATAACGGTCGAGAGCATCAAGGGAACTCTGATGCGTGACCTTGACTTCAACGTGTCGTTCTTCGTGTACACCAACAGACGTGAGACATTCCACAAGAATGACCTCATTCACATTCAGATGGAAGAGGGCGACAAGTATTTTGCACTCCTTGATTCACGCAAGGTTGGTAGCGGTGAACTGAAGTGCGACATCACCATCAGCGACCCCGAACCGAGATGGACTGGCGGTGCAAGACCCGTAATCCTCCGTCACAGCACGGGAAAGGTGATTGGTGCTTCATGCGGAAGCTCACTGATGAACAACCAGTGCGGTGCTTTCGAGGAAGGCTACAAGGTGTCGTTCAACTTCGTGTACGGTCTCCCGAAACCAGAGGTGGCATACATCTTCTACGGTCACTTGGTGAACCAGTTGACAAGCTATGCGGAAATCACCTCGGATATGCTCGTGTCCCCCGAAAACCACATCATTTCCGTACCTTCGGGAAAGATGGGCAAGACATCGTGCGGCGTGATGGAAGAAGGCGACAAGGTGGTTGTGCTTATCCCGATGGATACAAGCTATTCGGCTACCAAGGACAACGGTTTCGGCGGTCAGATGGCTTTCAATACCCAAATCATGGGTTCAAACGGTGAGAATGTCGTTACCATCGACGGGGTACAGTACCGTGCCTACGGAGAAATGATGACCACCGAAGGTGAAATGTTCATTTATGTAAACTAATAGGATATGGCAGACAATACTATCATCATCGGTGGGGCTACGCAGCCGAGTACCATCAATACACCATCGGACAAGAGAGAACGTGTAAGCACGTTCGAGGAAATCTATTCCATCGACAACCCCGCCATCGGAGGTACTGTTTGGGTGGAAGACGAACAGAAGGAATACCGAATCATCTCCTTGAAGTCAAAGGAGATTGGAGGGTTCGAAATTGAAAACGCAGCAGTGAATGAGGTAGTTCCCGAATCGGAAATCATCTCACGTTCGCTTACATTCGGAGACGAAGCTGCTGAGAACATGGCTACGGCTATCGCTGAGAACGAGGAAGCCGTCGGCTCGATTGCTTCGGCAATCTCCAAGAAATCGACGTATGACGAAAGCACTGGTACACTGGTGCTGTTCTAAATACTTGTATTAGTTTTTTTATTGTTTAACTTTTTTAAATCGCATCAAGATTATGGCAGATTTGATTAAGAATTTGAAAGTCCTCAATTGGGGCGGAGTGAGCTACAACACAGGTTGGTCAGAAAATGACTTTACAAACGACTTGAAAGCCAAGTTGGAAGGCATCGCTGAAGGCGCACAGGTGAACGTAATCGAAAAGATTACCTTGAACGGTCAGGAATTGGCTGTAACAAGCAAGGCTGTTGACTTGGGCAACTTGCAGAAGTCCTTGACTGCTGGTGCTGGTATCGCAATCGCTGAAGACGGTACTATCAGCACTACTTTGGACGTTGCTGCATTCAAGGTTGTTGAATCTCTCCCTTCTGCTCCTGAAGCTGGTAACGAAAGCAAGATTCACGTTGTTTTGGACGCATCGGGCGTTGAAGGCAACAGCTACGCTGAATACTTGTGGGACGGCAGCAAGTGGGAATTGCTCGGCAAGTTCAAGGCTGATATGGATTTGTCCGCTTACGCCAAGACTGAGTATGTAGACGCTCAGATTGAAGCCGTAAACAAGACTATCGGTGACAACAAGACTGCTGCTGAAACAGGCATCCAAGAAGCCAAGGACGCTGCTGCTGCTGCTGACGCAAAGGCTGTAGCTGCTGACGGCAAGGCTCAGACTGCACAGAACGAAGTTGACGCTTTGGAATTGTTGGTTGGTCAGAAGGGTGACGAAGCTAACGCTGACGGCTCTGCTTTCGCTCAAATCAACAAGGTTAAGGCTGACTTGAACTCACTCTCAGGTGGTGCGGGTTCTGTTGCTGACCAGATTGACGCTAAGTTGGGTGCTTACGACACCAACACTGTCCAGCCAATCAACACCAAGGTTGACAACCACATCGCTGACGAAGTTCGTCACATCACTGCTGAAGAACGTACCAACTGGAACTCAGCCAAGTCTATCGCTGATGCCAACAAGACCAAGTTGGACGGCATCACTGCTGGTGCTAACAAGGTAAGCTCATCTTACGATGAAGCATCTGCTACTTTGACTATCACAGTTGAGTAATAGACTGAGAAGCGATTATGGAAGCCCGTTCCGTCCATCGGGCGGGCTTTCTTTCTTTCAAAAGCAATAAGAAATTAGTATGGCAGAAATAAAAACGAAGAACTTGGTCATCAACGTGGGCGGTAAATCCTACAAGATGATTGGTTCAAGACTAGAAGATATTTGCAAGGAACTGGAAATCTCGGAGGACAGGTTCATCGAGCTTCTCTCCCGTGATGCCTATTGTCCTACCTTGTCTGCCGCCCCAACGTCGTCCACACTGACATACATTGATACGGACGGAAGCACCAACCATTTCCATGTTGGTCAGCTTTGCCGATGGGCGGTAGGAAACGATTACCGCATTGCGGTATGCAAGGACATAACTGAAACAAATTCGGCATGGTATACGTTACCTACAAAGGTAAGTGAACTTACCAATGATAGCGGTTATCTGACTTCGCACCAAGACATTTCGCACTTGCTCCCAAAGACGGAAGCGGAAAGCACCTATCAGAAGAAGGGTGACTACGCAACCAAGACGGATGTAAGTACGGCTATCGCAGACCTTGTAGGTGAAGCACCCGAAACACTTGATACCATCGGGGAACTTTCGGCTGCTTTAAAGAACAATGCTGACGTAGTAGACGCAATCAATGAAAGTATTGCAAACAAGCAGGACAAGATATTGAAGTTCGAAAACGTGACGGCTTCCAATTGGGTGGAAGACTCCACCTATTCCGATTTCGGATACCATTGCGACATGACATGTACAGGTGCTACTGCCGCCATGTTTGCGGAAGTCGTGTTCAGTCAGGCGGATGCCGTAAGCGGTGACTACGCTATGGTATGCGAAACGATGACGGATGTGGTACGCATCTACTCCAAGAAGAATGTATCAATAACTGTTCCAACAATTATAATCCATAAGTAACATGAAAGGAAGTACGAATGCATTAGGAAAGAAGCAGGGTGAGGTCGAAATGCTGAACCTTTCCCTGTTGACCAACCAGTTGTCCCACGAGGACTTGTTTGGTGCAACCTTTACCGTGGAATACGGCAGTGCATCCAAGACATACACATGGGAAGGGATTGCACTTACCGTCAACGTGCCCGCCTATGTGGACTACACCGTGACATTCGGGGAAGTGGAAGGCTACCGCAAGCCGTCAAGCGTTACATATACGGCACAGAACGGCAACAGACGTACGCTGAACGCCAAGTACGAAACGGAAGCAGTAAGCGTCACATTGGGTGCTGACGACAACTCATCGGTAAACGGCGCGAAGGTGACAATCAACGGAAAGTCCCACACATGGAACGGAACAGCAATCACGCAGAAAGTGCCGTTCGGAACGACATATTCCGTAGTGCCGCAAGCACTCAGCGGATACTCGACACCCGCATCGCAGACGGGAATCGTGGCGTCCCAGTCGTCACGCAACTGGAACGTAACCTACGTTCCAAGAGTCGAAAGAAAGGCAGCATAAAGCCGAAGCATTAGTACTCAATAATAACATTTAAACAATTAAGATTATGATAGGAATAACCAACGCAACTGGAGGTGGAGGGCTTCAGGGAGAAATCCTGAACCTCTCTCTCTTATCCAATCAAGCTAGCCATGACGGTTTGCTTGGAGCGACGATCACCGTAACCCATCCGGGTGGAAGTGTTGAATATACATGGGAAGGCACGGAAATTTCCGTAAACATCCCTCCCTACGTGGAATATTCAGTTGAATACTCGAAAGTTGAAGGTTACAAGACTCCAGATTCTTTCACTTCAACAGCCGTTGCAGGGAACTCACGAAACGTAACGGGAACATACAAAACATGTAACCTGTCCGTGAGCATGACAACCAACCAAAGTTCCCACACTGATATTGCCAACGCAAAAGCTACCGTAACTTACAGCGAGGATGGTACAAGCAAAACGGCAACATTGGCTTCAGGAGGCTCGGTCATGATTCCTTATGGAACAACCGGCGTAGGCATTACATGGAGTGCGGTAAACGGATATGCGACTCCTGCCGCAGTTACAGGTCTCACATGTTCTCAGGATTCTATGACAAAGACCGGAACTTACAGTACAACCATACTTACTGTAAAGTCAATCACCAACCAAAGTTCCCATACTGACATCAGTGGCGCTACCTGTACTGTTGCAGCGTCAGGCATGGATACAGTAACACTTTCAAGCGGAGGTACAACAAAAGTCCCGACAGGAGCCAGCTGTACAATCACATGGAGTGCAGTTACGGATTATAAAGCACCGACTGAAACATTCACAACATCAGGAACGTCGCAGACCAAGACAGGCACATACCAAACTGAGCTTGTGACCGTTACAGTGACCGCTGAAGATGGAGCAAGCGTGGCAGGTCAGAAAATTACCATTAACGGCAAGTCTCATACATTGACCGCAACCGGAACATGTACTCAGAAGGTGGCATTCGGAACAACGTACAGCATTACGGCTGATGAAAAGACAAACTATACTACGCCGACGTCCATCACGAACCGCACGGCTTCGCAGGCAAGCTATTCCGCCACAATGGAGTACAAGCTTGCCAATGAAACGCTGACCGTAAACGTCAGCGGTTTGACTTCGGGGTTTACGATAACAGTAAAGGACAGCAGCGGAAATGTACTGGGAACATCGACATCGGCAACCAAGGCATTCTCGATTGCAAAGGGAACTGTTTATTATGTGTATGCCTCCAGCGTGAGCGGATATATAGTGACGGAATCATTCGGACCATATACGGCTGTAGCAGGCGGAGCTAGAACGGTGAGCGTGGCGTATACCTATCGCCCCGGTACTACAAATCCGACCAATGGCGTGTACATCAAAGATACTGAAGGGTATTATCACACCACTGACGCTTGGGATGGTACATATACAGCCGATTGCGTAGCTGTCATTACAAGTAATTGCAGATTCGGTATCGCATTGACGGAAGCATCCGATACGATGCAAATCCACAGCAGTTATTCAGGAACACTGGAAAACTACATGACCGCAATATCCGATGAAACGCAAGCCAAGGCCGATTATGATGGTGCAACAAACACCACCAATATCATGAAACTGCAAAGCGGAACTGGTTATGCGGCAGGCTGGTGTAATGCGTTCTCCTTCCCGTCGGGAAAGAAGGGCTTCCTGCCTTCACTTGGTCAAATGTGGGCTGCATACAGCAACAAGACTGCCGTTGACGCAGCTCTTACCAAGGCTGGTGGTACAGCGCTCACCTCAGCGTATTACTGGACATC